AAGGTTGCTGCTAAAGATCCTATTAGGTCTGAGGAAATCCTTACCGGTGCTTTGCCTACCGCTGGTCAGGGGGCCATAGTCTTTATTGAGTCTACCTATGAGGGTGGACAAGCTGGGCATTTCTACAATCAGGTGGTGCAGGCGATGAACACCACGGATGATCACATGACGGACATGGACTTCAAGTTTCTGTTTTATCCTTGGTACGATGACTCAAGCTATCGGATGGTAGGCAATGAGTCGCTGCTTACGCAAAGCACAATAGATTACTTTGCAGAACTAGAAAAGCGAGTAGATAGAAAATTTTCTGTGCCCCAGAAGATATGGTGGCAGAAGCAAAGCGACCTTCTTGGCTTGTTTATGGGACGAGAGTTTCCGTCTACGCCAGAAGAGGCAATGGCTGCACCTGTCGATGGTGCCATATACGCTGACATACTAGAGGTTGTCAGGAGAAAAGGTCACTACCGGAACGATCTGCCAGCCAGTAAGGAAGTGCCAATATGGGCGGTATGGGATTTGGGTTTCCGAGACTACACAGCTATATGGCTAGTGCAGTGGGATGGCGTTACGCTTAAGTGGCTATGGTTTACCCAGGGTAGCCAGAAGCAGACTAGGGAGTATGTGTCTGAGCTTGCCATGTCGGGTTACGAAGTGTACGGTCACATCCTGCCGCATGATGCTGCGTACATGGACAAGACTGGTACCAAGAACTATGTTATGGAGTTGCGTGATTGTGGTGGCAGCAACATTAAGGTGTGTCCTAAGACTAGGGATGTGTGGCGTGGCATTAACAACTTGAGAAGCCTGCTGCACAAGTCCTACTTCTATCGCCCTAACATGGAGGATGGCCTTAAGATGCTGCAACAGTACAGGGCTAAAAAGAACGATGCTGCTGGAATACTAGGCACTGTACCGGTTCACGATTTCACTTCTCACGCTGCTGATGCTGCTAGGTATGTAGCAGAAGGCATCGAGCATGGCTTGTTAAACACAACGGTCGGGTACACTCAAAACAAACGCAATGGGCCGGTCCTTGTTGAAGAACCCGTTAATGGCTTTTAATTATGACAAATATAAGAGACATAAAGGAAGAAGACGTAGAGGAGTTGGTGGACCTAGCTAAGAAAAATGATCATGGTTTGTGGCGTCCAACTAACATTATAGAAATAGACGGCAAAATAAAAGGGAGCATATCCATAGGTGGGGTTCCTTTGGTAACGATGTTTATGGACAAGGAAGTTAAAAGCCCAACTGCTTTAATGAGGGTTTTTAGGCAAAGTGAAAAAATAGGCAAAGAAGCTGGTTTTTGTGACGCGCTTGTTTGCTGCAATGAAGATAGCCCTATATTTAAATTTATGCCTAAGTTTGGGTTTTCTCCGTATCAGTCGGTGCTTTGGTATAAAGAGCTTGAAAACAATGGCAAAGCACAATAGATTTACAGATGACAAGTATGCGGAGTACGCCCTTCGCATCCACAAAAAGGACGCATCACAAACCATACCCAAGATAGCATCTGCGGTGTTTGGGGTTAGCCTTAGCTATGCCCAGCAGAAGGCATGGGACTGGATGAAACATGCCGAGTTTATTCGAGAGAAGGATAGGCTTGAGCAGATTGAAACGTCCACCGATCCCATGACTAAGGATGAGAAACTTATCCAGAATCGGGTATTAATTGACGAGGCTTACCGGATCAGGGACAAAGAAAACTACATCAAGCTAGTGCGTATGGACAACGAAATGCAGGGGCATACAAGGTCTGACGAGCAAGGGGATGCAAAGTTGCAGCAAGGCAACGCCCTTATTGGCGAACTCATGAAGCAGTTGCGAGATAAAAACAAGAACATAAAGCAAGCCGAAAGAGTTATTGATGTTATCGAAAAATAGTTTTTTGTTTTTTTACTTGACAATTATTGTGCAATAGTGTATAATGCTCGGCAACTTTTATTATTATGTGTGATCCTGTAACATCAACAATTATTGCATCGACATTAGCTTCAGCAGGCACAGCAGCAGCAATGAAGAAGGCCGCACCTAAGCCACCTTCAGTTCCTACTAAAATTAGCCAACCGCCTACGGTAATATCCGCTGGTGAACAAGCCAGAAAATACGAAGGCGACAATCAGATGGACTTGCTTAGTACAATTATTGCTGGGCAAGGTAAAAGAAAAAATAAATTAGGATAATGCCTCAAGAAGATTCATCAAGGGCGAGAGCCATCCTTGCTGACTTCAACGACTTTCCAGAAATGGAAAAGTGGAAGTCTTACGCAAACAACATAGCAATTTATGGAGAGGAGCGTAAGTCTGGACAGATTGGTGGTCGCACCGCAGGTCAGATTGACAGCACTCGCATATTTGACACTACGTTCCGTGATGCCTTGGAGGTGTTTAGTGCTGGCATTGTGTCAGACCTAACTCCACAAAACGAGCGATGGCTAGAGCTTGAGTCACAGAGTTTTGACCCAGAGGTTGTTGAAAGCGAACGCATGTTCTATAACGGTGCGTCAGATCGCATTCGCACTCGCATTGGTCAGTCCAACTTCTATCGTGCATTCCATGAGGCAGTGCATAGTGGCGGTATGTTTGGCACATTTTGCTTGGCTATGATGCCATCTAAGAAACGTGCTTTTAACTTTGTAGAAATTCCGTTTGGCAAGTTTAGATTCCGTGAAGATGAAGATGGGTATGCTACCACGGTCTTTCACGAGTGGGACGGCAAGACTGCTGAACAAATTTACGCCTACTTCAAGGACGACATAGAAGACGGCAACGCAGAGCTTCCAGAGGTTATCATGGACGCGATGAAAGCCGAACATCCTTCTGCTCGCAATAAGAAGTTTACAATCATTCACATGGTTAAGCCACGGCTAGGGTCCGAAGGCAACATACCGGCTGCACCAGAGAACCGTCCGTTTGAGTCGGTCTACGTTTGCAAAGAAAGCAGCAGCACAATTTTAGACAATGATGGTCTGTACTACCAGCCCTACATTGTTACACGAATACTTAAGAGTAGGCATGACGCAGGCTTTGGTCGCTCTCCTGGAACACAAGCATACCCAACCGTTCGGGTCTTGAACCGTGCTATACGAGACATTAGTGTAGCAGTTGAGAAGGGCGTGCGTCCTCCAATGCTAGTGCCCAAGGACAGTTCTTATCGCAAGGATGACCGTGCCGGTGGTGAAATCATGTTTGACCCACACACTCCTAATGGCATACCTCAGCCATATATTGTTCCATTCAATATTCAAAGTGTTGACTGGTTTGTTAATAGATTGGAAGGTCAAATTCGTTCTGCGTTCTTTAATGGAATGTTTAAGTTCTTTACTCAGCAAGACATTGCTACTACTGAGAAGACAGCGTTTGAAGTTCAAATGCAGGCGGAGGAACAGCTTAAGCTTTTTACCCCAATCTTTCAAAACATTGTAGACGAGTGCCTAAGTCAAGTTATTGAAAACGTGTTTGTCCAGATGTCTTTAGTCGGAGACTTTGATGACTTGCTTGAAGAGTCGGAGCTTGAAGACATTAGCAATTTTAGCGTAGTATACAACAGTCGCATTGCATTAGCAGTTAAGTCACAACGCACACAGGGTCTGGTTAGGGTGGCACAAGCCGCACAGGTCATTGAGGCGTTTGTCCCGGGTGCTGGTGCAAGATCCCTTGACTGGGAGCGTGGACTAAAGGAAATTGCCGTTAACTCTACGGTGCCTGCCGAAATTGTTAATGATGATGCTACGATAGACCAGCTTAAGCAACGCGATCAGCAAATCGCAATGCTTACTCAGCAGTTGCAGCAATTGCAAATGGCTGGGCAGGCCGTGTCCCAAATGGGCGCTGCTGGTCTTTAATTTATGGAAAAAGGAGAGAAGGACTTAGTTAAAGCATATCAAGAATGCTTTAATAGTGATTACGGCGAAACCGTTCTGCAGCATCTTAAAGATGTTTGCAGGATGAATCAGTTTGGCGTAGACCCAAATGTAACCAATGACGAGCTTAGAAGCTACCACTTACTAAGCCGAATCGTCAACTATATTGAGTACATGCGGGGGCTTGAAAACTTTCAAAGACCCGAAGTGGATGGTCCATTTCGGATAATCAACGAAGAATAATGCCTACAAAGAAAACAGCAAAGAAGGTTACCAAAAAGGTAGCCACTAAAACTGCGTCTAAACCCGAGGGTCCGACGCTTGAAAAAAGACTAGCCATGCCCATTGAGGAGGCTTATCCCGATGCTCCAGGACTTTGGAGTTCTCATGGGGATAAAGACCCCGACTTTGTGACTTGGTTAAGCAAGAACTACCCTAAAGATTATGAGGCTAGGTACAAGCATCGCTATACCATCCTTGATAGTCGAGAAAAGGAAAACGGACCATCGCTTACTAAGCAGTGCGTTGAAGCCCAGAGACGTGGCTTTCAAGATGCTAAGTCTCGTGCAGGACACAATGCTAATGAGTATGGCTACGAAGGTTTGGTTGAGCATGAGTATAATGTTGGGTACGAAAACGGGGGAGGTACACTGTGAGTGAAGAAACAGTAAACCCACTCGCAGCAGAACCAACAGAAGCACCAACAACCGAGCAAGTTGAGGCGGCACCCGCCGCCCCTGCGGAGCCAGTTGCTACAACAAACTTGAAAGAGTTTATTGGTGATGACTTGTCGTTTAAGGAAAACATATTTGACAGACTGCCCTTGGAAGAGGGAGAGAATGTTGATAAGTATAAATCCCTTGGCGATAAGTTTAACTCAGTTGGTAGCCTAGCTAAGTCCTACCTTAACTTGGAGCGTATGCTTTCTAAGGAAAAGATGCCCATTCCCACAGACAATGATGGCGATGAGGTATGGGACCAAGCTTATAAAGCATTGGGCAGACCGGAGTCTCCTGATGGTTATCAAGCACCAGAAGGCATAGACCCAGAGGCAAAGGCAGCAACCGATGCTATCTTTCATGAGGCCGGACTTTCGCAACGTCAAGCATCTAGGCTTTATGGTCAAATTGCCAAGGCACTTGAAGACAATGCCAGCAACCAACAGGAACAGTCTACTCAAAGCGTAGAGCAAGCAGTTCAATCGCTAGAGTCAGACTTTGGTCCACGGGGTGGTGATAGCTACCAACAGGCTTTAGACAAAGCCCAAGTGGTTGCAAAACACTTAGGGTTGGATGTTGCAGACTTCTGGACTATGCCTGGTTTTGCATCTCGCCTAGCGTCTCAGTATGATACGTTAATGGGATCTAAGATTAGGGGTGTTGAGAATACTAGCATAACATCAGCTCAAAGCATTGACGAGCAGATTCATGAGATTCAAAACAACCCGTCAAATCCTTACTACACTGCGTACCGAGATGGAGATCGTGCTGCTCACCAAAAGGTGTTAAAACTTTTTGAAGAAAAAGCAGAACTAGCCCTTGGGTAATTATTTAAAATTTTACTTGACATTTTAAATAAAATGGTGTATAATATGCGGCATTCCAATCAGACAAGCTTTATGCCCTGTGTCGGAAGACCCTGCCAGTGTTGACTGGGAACAGGAAATAAACCTGAACTATAACAACTAATTATATTACAATATGTCCTCACAATATCCTAACGCATTCTCACAGAAGTTTGCTTCGGACGTACATATTCAGTATCAGCAGGGAGCTTCTCGTCTTAAGGGTAAGCTTGCTGAGCGTAGCATGGTTGGTGGAGAAGCGATGTTTTTGCCCCAGGTTGGAGCAATTTCTAGCGGAACTTCCTACACGCGCGCTGCCGACACTGCTTATATTGATACGGTACACGAAACTCGCAAACTGACCGCAACCCCAACTCGTTGGGCAGATCTTATTGATATGCCTGACCGCAATCGTAGCGTTGCCGACTTCCTCGGACCGTATGTCGAAATTGCTTCTGCCTTCTTTGGCCGCTCTTACGACTCAACGGTTATCGCGGCTGCTCTGGACGCTGCAACTGCAAAAGTTGGTGGATCTACTTCTGAGTCTTCGGTTACCCTTCCTGCTTCGCAGAAGGTTATCGTCAACTTGAGTGGCTCCAACGAAGGCTTGACCCTTGCTAAGCTCATCGAAGCCAAGTCTATTCTTGGTAAGAACGAGACTCCAATGGGTGAGCAGAAATACTTCGTTCACCGCCAAGAGCAGTTGGACGACTTGCTCAACAACGTAAACCAAGTTAGCGATTCCGATTTCGCTGCTGTTAAGGCTCTCGTAAACGGTGAAGTTAATTACTTCATGGGATTCGAGTTCTGCCCGACTCAGTTGGTTGCTGTTGACGGAAGCGACATTGCAAGCACATTTGCCTACACTCGTAGTGCTCTTGTAGCTGGCATTACTTCTGCGTTTGACGCTCGCGTTGAGCAGATCCCAACCAAGAACTACTCATTCCAAGTTTGGTGTGAGCAGGACATTGGTGCTACTCGCGTTCAAGAAGAAGGCGTAGTAGAGGTACTCTGCGATCAGAGCCCATAGGCTCTTTGAATTCTAGGTTCTTCCTAGTCTCCTTGGCTCACCTCCTTCGGGGGGTGGGCTTAGGGGTTTAACATATAAGAAGCATGGCAGTAACAAAAACCGATATAGTAAATTTAGCGGCAACCCATTTGGGGGAAAGAAGGTACACCGATCCTTTTACCGACACTAGTCCAACGGCTGAGCTTCTTAGCTTTCGGTATGATTTTAGCAGAAAAGAAGTGCTAAGGTCGCACACCTGGGGATGTGCTAAGAAAGACACTAGCCTTTCTGAAGATGCGACTGCTCCGGTTCACACATGGAGCAAAAGATATTTAGTTCCTCAAGAGTCCTTAAGGCTTGTAAATATAGCCGATACGGATCTGAACGACTTACACTTTAAGGAGTATGAACTTAAAGGTCAGTACATACACACTGACTTAGCTGCTCCGTTAAAGATTACTTACATTAGAGACGAAGAAGATACTTCTTTGTTTGATGCTTTGCTCATAGAATCTATGGCACTTCACTTGGCAGCATCTTGCTCGTTGGCTATTGCTGATGACAAAGGGCTAACCCAAGGATTGTTTTCACTGTATGACAAAAAAGTAGAGGAAGCTAAATTTACAGATAGTCTGCAACGTCGCAGGCCAGTTGACAATATGTATGCTTCTTCTGCTTGGGATTCTCTTCACCACGGCGGCGAGGGAGCGATATGAGTTTGTGGACTAGAATAAACCGATTTAACGGTGGGTTGTGGTCGCCCCTATTGCATGGGCGTACAGATTTAGAAGACTACAATTCTGCCCTCAAGACTTGCACGGGTTTCATCCCACTTAAGTATGGTCCTGCTGAACGCATGTGGGGCTTTGAGTATGCGGCTGAGGCTAAGAATAGTAGCAGCATATTGTTGCCATTTAAATTTAGCCAATCGGTAAACTACATTATTGAGACTGACGGAACGTACATGCGTTTCTTTGATAGTTCTCAGAGCACCATTGCCAACGCCCAGGCTACAGTTGACATAGGAAGTGTGTCTGCTTGGCAAGCAAGTACGACATACAGGTATGGTGAGTTAGCCAAAAACGGTGGCGTTGTGTACGCATTTGATACATTGGGTGGCGGAACATCTGCCGGTACGTTTACGCCAAGCAACTGGCATGCTTTGACAGAAACAGAAACAACGGGAACATTTATTTACGAAATCCCGTTGCCAACGAGCCAGTTTACATCTTACCTAAAATACCCGATGAGGGCACAGGTAAATGATGTAGTCTATCTGGTAAATGAAAATTACGAGCCACTAACCCTGTCTCGTTACGGAGCAACTGACTGGCGTATAGAGCAAATTGAATTTACCCTGCCTCCAGTTATTGAGCAAAATACTAGCACAACTACGCTGGCTGTTAACGCATATGTAGGAACTGGAGCAACCGTCACTGCGTCATCTGCACTTTTTGAGTCTGGTCACGTTGGAAGTTATTGGGAAATACGTGAAAAACGTGAGGCTAAAAAAGCAACTAAAGATTTAAAAACAGCAGGTTCTGGACCTTGGGATAGTGGTGCAGTTCCTATTTTTGGAGATTGGGTTTTTACAACTAGCGGAGACTGGGCAGGAGAAATAGGCTTGTATAGATCCATTGATAATTTTTCTACTGAAGAACTTATTCATTCTGTTAGTAGTACTAAATCAGATAATTTTAACATTACAGGAAGTGAGTCTAACCCCAAAGCGCAATATAAAATTAAAAGCATAGGGACTTTTACAAACTCTACTGCTCAAGGTTTAGCAATAATAACTGCACCAGCTATTGAGGTTAAAGGCAGTTTTAAGATTACTCAATACACAAGTTCTACTAGCGTAACAGCGGATTGGGTTGAGTCGCTTGACTCTACAGCAGGCGGTGCAGTGGCTGCTACTGAACTATGGTCGGAGGGTGCATTTAGCAATGTACAAGGATGGCCTGCTGCTGTTTCTTTTTACCAAGGACGCATTTGGTTTGGAGGTACAGACAATCGCAAGCAAACTATTTGGGGTTCTAAAATTGACAGTTTTAAAAACTTTGGAACCTCTGTCCCTAATGTATTAGCAAGCGATGGTGTAAGCTACACGTTGTCTAGCGTGGAACAGAATAAAATTAGATGGTTTGCTGGAGAAGATGCCTTGCTAATTGGAACGTCTGGAGAAGAATACTCTTTGCGTGGAGCCGACAACAATGCCATATCTGCTACTTTTGCTCCCTTAATTCAAGTTCAAAGTTCAATTGGCAGTGCATACATACAGCCAAGACAGGTTAACGGAAGGGTAATTTTTGTTAGCCCAGAACGACAGCGTGTTTACGAAATATCGTACGATTGGAGGGCTAGGGGCTACGCTGCTGAAGACTTGACTAGGCTTAACGCTAAAAACACTGGAGCTTCTGGTAGAGCTTACACTCAAATTGCTTATAGCCAAGATCCTTACAGAATACTGTGGTTGCCCAACAATGGTCAGATTGATTGTTTGATTTTAGAAAAACAAGAAGAAGTTCAGGCTTGGTTTGAGCGGAAACCTAACGAAAACAATTTAGACCAATTTCTTAGTGTTGCATCTGTATATGGATCAGACGAGGATGACGTTTGGGCTATTTACCGCAATTATATTACAGGAGCCTTAGATAGTAAGATCCAAATAATGCGTCTGCGTTCCTCAGAGAACACTCGAAATTATCAATGGTTTTTAGATGCTGGCACGGTTGTAACTGGGGCAGAAAGCGACACAACGTACCCTGACTCCGACCTTGGCAGCGAATTTACTCTTGTTACGGGAGCAGAACATTTAGGCTCTTACTCGTCTTTAAGCGGAACTATTAGCTCTAGTGGTACAACAGTAACAGGGACCTCAACTACTTTTACTTCTAGTCTTTCTGTTGGAAGCTATATCAAAGCTGGTGGCAAAACTCAACGTGTAGCGTCAATTGCTAGCGACACTTCCTTGACTACGACAAACGCTTTTAGTCCAGCACTGTCTGGAGCTTCTTTTGAATTGGCTCGTGGCAGGGATGACGTTTTTGTTTTAGGCAATGGATTAGTCCTTGGCCCATATCAGGTACACGGCGATAGGTTTAGCGTGGACGGTGAATTTAGTTCCGGTGCCCATTCAATCATTTACGGGATAGCTTATCCTTCAGAAATTGAGACAATGAAGTTGCAGGCACCATCAGGCGACGGCATGTCTAGGAATAAAAACAAAAGGGCGGTAAATGTAGGTGTTGGTTTCTTTAGAACACTAGGTGGAGACATTGGTGTAAGGTATGACTACGAAGATGGTCAGACTGGTGAAAACTCCTACGAGATACAGTTCCGCACTCCCCAAGACAACATGGACACAGCCATCCCTCTGTTTACAGGCGAAAAGATTTTGCCATTACCACACGGAAACTTTCGCTACTTTTCTTTATTTTACAAACAAACCAAACCACTTCCCGCGACAATACAGTACATGTCGCCACAAATTTTACCTAAAGGACAATAATGGGAGACTTCGCACAAGCTATATTTGGCGGCATAGAAGGCGGTGCTCAAATTGCAATGGGCCGCCAGCAAAGGGCATTAGCTGAACACAATGCCAAGATTGCAGAACTAGACGCACAACAAGTTTTACAGGATGCCGAGCAGCAGGCATTTACTGAGTTGCAATTGAGTCGCATTATTGTTGGTGAGCAGAAGGCTGGATTTGCAGCAGGAGGTGTCGTAACAACCACCGGCACACCTGCAGTTTTAGCCGCTCAGGAGGCCGCTATGGCCGCCCAAAGAGTTGGGAGTGTTATGATGCAGGGTCAGGCTGAGGCGTCCAGTCTGCGACGTGGTGCTGACGCCATGAGGTTTCAGGGACGTAGTGCTCAACTTGCTTCCACCGTTGGAGGCTTAACATCAATTGGGCGTGGAGCATTTAAAACATCAAAGATACTTGGAAGCACAACTAAACCCAAACCAGCCAAGACTACTACAGGATTAGCTGGATCTCATTCATCAATGGACCTTTATTTGTAATGCCTAGAATACCCACAAGCAAACCACAAGACGTTAGATCTAGGCCATCCGTTGGGGGTCAAGTAAACTTAGGCTCTCAGGACTCATTTTTTCGCAGTATTGCTTCTGCATCTCAAGAAGCTGGTCAATTGTTCGAGCAAGCTAGGGTTGAAAAACAAAAATTAATAGATCAAAAAGCGATTAATGAACAAAAAATAAATCAAAGAGAATCGCTTAATAATCTTAACATTTTACTTTCAGATCCAGAAATTACTTCCGATAAGTATGGGGGAGTCATAGATAGTTGGTATGAAGAAAATCAAGAGTTTGTTGCTCCAGTTGGAATATCAAAAACATTAGCTGAGTCGTTAAAACAGGATCATACTGGGTTTTTGCAAATTGGCAGATCAAATGCCGAAGTTTCAACTGTTGAAAAGCTACAAAGAGAAACTCTTGCAACGGCAGATACCATTTCCGAAGTTGCCTTAGAAGATGGAAACTGGCAAGAAGCCTTAGATGTTATGGCACCTTTTCAGTCTCCAGAGCAAAGGAATGCTTATGTAAAAAGAGTTGATTTTCTAAAAAAACAAAAGCTTAAAAAAAACCAGAAAGAATCTGCGGAGGCAGTTTTTGCAATGGCAAGAACTCCTGAAGAAATTAATGAGGCAGGCAATGAATTGATTAATAGTGGAGCTATTCTTACCGAAGAAGAAAGGGATCGTAGAATTGAGGAAAGATTAACTGAAGTAAAACTAGAGGACTTAAAGAAAACAAAAGAAGAATACATTCGAAAAGGCGATCTTGCTGTAGCAAATAATGATGATGCTGAGTTGGGGAGACTAATTGAAGAGCTTGAAGAAATCGTTGGATCAGACAATCCCTTTGTAGATCAAATAAGAACCCAATTAGCAAGAGTAAATACAGCTCAGGCAAGTGCCTTTCATTATCTTTCAAGACAATCAGAAATAGGAATAATTACTCAAGCTGATGTAAAAAAAGCCGTAGAGCTAAATCTTATTTCAGATTCTGATAGTAGTAAATTTAATGCAAGAGTAAAAGAACTTCGGAGGATAGCAAAAACAGAAGATGATTTAAAGGCTGAAGAAAAAGCTAATAAAATTCTACAACAGCAAATTGAGAACGAGGATAAAAATACTAATTTTAAAGCGTTACGG